GTCCCAACAAGTTCTGTTGGTACTCGTTTGTTTACCGTGGACCCCACCATCCCAACACGCCGCACTGATATGTTCCATCCGGACTATCGTGATACTGTGCATGGTGATGACTTGGGCGTGCAGTTTGCGCCCATTCCCCAGCATCTTGCTGTGCCAGATTGGTATAACGAAATCAACGCACGTGCACCCGGTAAGACACACGGCAACGCTTGGTTCTCTTACATGAACAACCCCCAGCAAATCACTGAGGACTGGTTGACCAACTTGCAAAAAGAAGGTCATGCTGGCGGTGGCAAGATTGGTATCTTGGAGACGATCGCAAAAAAGATTTTACCGGCGGCGGAGCATGAAGCTAACAAAGCCAAGTTCTTGGAAAAGAGCGCGGTAAAAGAGCCAATGTACCACGGCACGTCGTCGGACATTCATTCGTTCAACCCAAGCACACCAGCTAACGCAATCTTTCTAACGCGCAACCCAAACTTCGCAACGCATTTTGCTGAAGCCCGTCAAGGCGATCAGGTGCAAAATATGGTCAAAAACATGACCGGCGAAGAGTTGACAAACGCGCTGTACCACACATCGCAAGGTAGCAAAGACGTTACTGACAAGCTCGGTGGCATGCTGCCCGCGCGCGCCAATATTATGCCTGTGCATGTGAATGCACAAAACCCATTCGACTACCAAAACCCGGAGCATATTGACAACTTGGTCAACGAGCTCAATAAGTCATCGTGGGAAGATGGTACGCCAATGGGTGAAGGCATGGGTCACATTTTGAAACATGGCGACTGGGAATGGATTGAAAAGCCATACATTCAAAACGCCATCAAAAACCTTGGCCACGATTCATTCTGGGTGCAAGAAGGCGGCGAGAAAAACCTCGGCGTTTATCACCCCACGCAGGTTAAATCTGCAACCGGTAACGTCGGCACATTCGACCCAACCAACCCAGACATCACCAAAAAAGAAGGCGGTGAGGTTGAAGGCTATGCTGGTGGTAAGCAAGTTGTGAGTCAAATCCCGCAAGTTGCCCGTGCTTTAGAAGATTATCTTCGCGGGAAAATAACCAATGCAGAACGCATCGAGGTGGTTAATAAATATTTGCCTGCACGTAAATGGCAAGAATTGCCCCCTGCATATACTGACGAACAAATTCGCAATGCGTTGATGGCTAATAAGCAATCTCGCGCGTTGGCTGATGTACCCGTTGGCGCTCAGGTTGGCAATCGTTTAGATATCCCCGCATACATTAACCATGGTGTGTATGTTGATACTGTGCATAATGCTAAAGGATCCCCTATTAGCTACAATCGCACAGGTCATTTAAAGGATGTTGAGTTCAGCTCAAAACCTAACCAAGCCGCACGCGTGGGACTCGGAACACAGGAGCAAGCTCTTACTCCCTTGGGCGCTGAAATTGGCACCGGTAAATCACCTTTTGCGTTGATTAAAGGCACAAACCAAGGCACGTCAGATGATGAGGTGCGCCGCATGTTGGCAGAGTACATGAATGACCCCAACTGGACGCAGATTGGCATGGACCCACGCAAGCATTCTGCCTTCTACGACAAGTCAACAGGATTGCCTGTTTTCTCTGCAACTGAGAAGCTGCAGGCAGGGCCTCTTGTCATGGTGCCAAAGAGTGGTTTAGAGACTACCCACTGGGATGACCCCCGCTTGGATTTGACAGATGAGCGTTTGTTGCTGTCTGATCCAGAGGGCGGGTTGAAATACAAAGAAGGTGGTCATGCCACACCAGCATGGCAACGCTCCGAGGGTAAAAACCCTGAGGGCTATGCTGGCGGAGGAAAACTTGGTGCGCTAGAATCTTTAGCGAAAAATATGTATTCACACCTTCCTCGTGTTGACTCCATTCCAAAGATGTCATTGGGACCAACATCCATTACTCCTCGTGTAATTGCAGAAGACTCCCATTTGTATCATGAAACGAGCCCCTATCACGTTAATTCGTTGCTAGGTAATGATCGTCAATTTGACTATAACCGTGTATTCGTAAGTAATAATCCTGATTTAGCTATTGGTCAAGGTGATAATAAAGGCGTTAAAGTTGTTTTTCGACCAAATTCATTGAGTGGCGAAGAAAACGTTAAGCCATTCACCGGTGATTTAGCTGGCCGTGAATACTTGACAGATATTGTTGCACCCAATGCAATCAGTGAAGTGCATTTTTCAAATCCAAAACAACTAAAGCAGTTGAGTTTTCCGGCAAGAACAAATTTGCAACGTGGATTTGATAAGACAGTTAACGATGATAACACAATAAGTTATGTACGAAAACTGCCTTCTCAGGAATAATCACTTGCGATAGCGTTTACCAAACCACCCCTCGGCAGCGAGAGGAAAATCAGGAGCCCATGCTGGGGGTGTTACCATGATCTTGGTAACGTCATCCAACATGGGCTCTGCTGTTTCTTCTGGCACAATGAGGAGTACTTCATCATGGATACAGTTACACACAGCGTAACCAGCATCTTCAAGACTAAGCATCGCAAAGGCAAGGAAATCACGCGCAGTGCCTTGGACCCCAGACTGGAATATACTAGACCCAATCAACTGATTGCGCCCCCAGACGCGGGTGTAGGTGTTCTGGCTAAGGACAGTGACACCGGGCTTCTCAGCGCCCCACGGGGTGACAACCATCTCGATCTCGGGACGTTGCCAGCAGATTAACCGTTTGCTTGGCAGCTGCATCCACAGCGCGTCTTTGGCAACTTTCATCACCAACTTTGTGCCGGCCATGAACGGCTCACCGGGATTTTCGATCGCCTGAATGGCAGCATTCTCACACGCAGCCCACAGGTTTTTAACCTTGGCGTAGGACGTGCGGTAATTGTTTACCGCGTTTTGCGCTTCTGCCTCTGATAGTCTAACTCCCATCCCCTCAGCGTATTTGACAAGTCCTTTAGCCCCTTGTCCGAACATTGCTCCAAGAACTGCGGATTTGGAAATCTGCCGTTGATCCTTCGTAACCTCATCGTAAGGTACATGATATAGGCTTTCCGATGCAAAGACTTTATACTCATCGAGTCCCTTTCTGAAAAGTTCTACTTTGTCTTTTTGGTTCGCCAAGTAGACACCCACTCGATTTTCGATCGAGCTAAAATCGACGTCCACGAAGGCAGTTCCGTAACTAGCGTGTATTGCAGATCGAACGAGCGACGAGAGCTGCTCCATGGTGCCAACTCCTTCACTAAAGACTCGCGGAATCGCGTCCTCAATTTCTCCATCTTTGAGGGTGGGACGAGCAATATTTTGTAAATTGAGTCCACCACGCGAAGCCCAGCGGCCAGTAGACGCGCCGTGATAGACCAGCGTATTTCGTATTTTCCCATTTCGTTGAATCTCCAACATTTTAGCGTACTTAGCCACGCTAGTTTGGCTTCCCTCTTGGCGCAACTGTAACGCGCGCTTAACATCTGGTTGTAATCCGGCGCTTACCAACTTAGCTGAAACGGTCTTTTCGGTCAAGTCGGGCAGGTTGGCACCCCGAGCATTCAACCAATCCAGCAATTTAGCCCGTTCTGAGGGCTTGCAGCCAGTCAGGGCTACTGTCTCCTCATCGATCAGACTTTGTGCGTGCTGGACGGCTTTTACGGCGTTTTGGAGCTCCTTTGGATCCACTGGAACACCACGCAGGTTAACGCGCTGGGTCAGCTCCCAGATCTTTTGCTCATCGGACGTCAGTTTGCGCAACCCGGACACAATGGCCATCTCAGTGCGAACGTCTTGCATGCAGTATTGAAACAATTGTTGCAGCAACTCAGGGTCGTCGTTAAATTCCCCTTTGCGGTTGGGCTTACATAACTTTTGTATTAACTTAGCGCCGATGGGGTCTTTCTTGTACTGGGCGTCGAGCACCGCGCCAGCCTCATCCAAGCTCTGGGGCACGTTGTTGGCCGCTGCGATTGCCATGGAGTCGATCACTTGCTCCAGCTTGAGCTCTGGCCAGCCGTATTTTGGCACGCACACGCAGTTCCAAATTGCGTACTCGAACATGGCGTTCCACGCTTGGATCTTGCCACCGTTGCGAACGTGGTTTAAAAGCTCGGGGGTTTGGCGCATGTCAGCTGTCACCCAGACATTTTCTGGCGCGGTGCCGAACGCAATACACAGCACTTCAGTGCTGGGATCGTTGGCGTAGTTGTCTAGCCCAACGTCTTTCAATTCAGCTCGGCTGCGGGTTTCAAAGTCGATGCTGTACGGATGGTTTTTCATGGTGTCTCCAAGGACGCTAGACGTATCTAGCTTTGATGTTTGATTAAATACCGAGCTGCAGATAAAAGGTTTAGCACAGAATCTTTGAAATGTCCCAAGCCTTTATTGCAACTCCCGCATAGTATAGCACGAATTTTTCCAGTTGTATGACAATGATCAAGATGTGTGTGTTTTGTATTCTTGAATTCAGATCCGCAAATACCACATCTATTCTGTTGATCAGATTTCATGCGGTTAAATTCCTCCAGCGTAATGCCATATTGACTTTTTAACGCATTATTTCGCAACCTTTCTGGATTGTTTTTTGCGTATTTATTAGCCGCAGCTTTTCGTTTTTCTGGATTTTCTTCAACCCAATTTTTAGCACGCTCCTTAGTAAGTTCTTTGTTCTTTTCATACCACTCTTTTTGTAAACGTTTTACGTTTTCTTTGTCTCTTGCCATAAATACCGTATTAGGAAAAAAGGGGGCGACCATTACAGCCGCCCCAAACACCACTCACAAGGAAATCAAATCTCGCATACACCAGCAACACAGGCAAGCATTTGTGCGCCTTCGACATTATCAGTGACTTCTTTAAAATCCATCCAATTGATCGAGGGCATTTGTGCTTTCAATTCGTCATATTCTTCTTTCGTGATTTCCTCATAAGGCGCTTGACGGTATGTGCCGCCGTCGTAAGGGAGATACGACACGCCACTAATTTCGCCGAAATGATCCCAAGTCCATGCGCCAACACTTGGCCAGTCTTTCTCTTCCACGGAGATTGTAACAGACGGCTTATGTTCACACCAATGTTGCTGATAGGTGAGCCATAGAGATAGGTGTCCAATTGGTGTGACATCTGCTCTTGTAAGGCCATCGGGTGCTCGTTGGGGGAAAGAGAAGACCACAGTTTGTTCAGGTTTGTAGACACAGTCCTCGGCAGGTACTCCGGCCTCTCTAAGAAACTGGCTAAGAGGGTCTTTCTTATCGCCTCGTACTCGTCGGATGTAATACCGGGCGTGCCTTGGATGAATTCCAGAAGCGGAGTCAGTGAGCTGGGAGACCGTCCCACTCGGTTTGACACACGTGATAGCACAACTTGCAGGTATGCCGAGGATGGATGCCCATTCTTTATTAGTAGCGCGAGCAGTTTCTCGCAAGGTGTCGAGTAATTCATTTAGCTTTTTCCCCTCTGTACAGAGCAGCTTGTTGTCATAGATGCCGGTGATCGACACGCCTAACAAACGTTCTTCTTCCGTGTTGCGTTGCCACACTTTGCGTAAGTATGGGAATTTGGTGAACGTCGATTGGATTGTGCCAAGGATAGTGGCCAGCTTAACCTTTTCAATCAAGGTCTCCGGTGTGTCATCATGGCGTGCTACAACCTCAGTAAGATTACAGAATTGATTTGGTCGAAGGATAATCTCCGAGCAAGGATTAGTTCCGAACTCAAAGTTTGGATCTCGATGCCCGTATTTTGCAACCGTCTTTTTAGCAGCTTCCCGATTAAAAATCCCTCGTTCACCGGAATGGGAGTTGTAAAGTGACAACCATTCTTCCATGAACTTTCCAACAGTAGGTGTTTCATTATAGACCGCACTGTTGTTCGCAAGAGCGCGGTGCGGCGCGGTTTCCCACCAAGGACCTGCTTTAGCATGGCGAATCCTTTCATCGTCCAGATCTGACAAACTGATCATGGCCGAGCGACGCACGCCGCCAACAACCACAACCTCACCAATTTTACACATCAAGTCATGGCACTCCAAGGTGTTCAGCTTACGGCCTTTGGCGTGCTTAAACATGCTCACGACAAACTCAAACAAGCTAACCAATGGCTCAGGGCCTGATGCGCGGCCGCCAAAGGTTTTCAATCGCGCCCCAGCGGGTCGCACCTTCGACACATCCCACTTGGGGATCTCTCCGGCGAAGAGGTGTGCAAGCAACAGGCGCAGGGACTTAGCCCAACCTTCTTTGCTATCGTGGACAGCGATCGTGTGATCGGACTCGAATAGCTTCTCAGGTACTTCGGGCAACTGAGACACATACTTGGTCTCGACCGAGAAACCAACGCCTGTGCCGCATAACAAAATAAACATTGCTTCGTCGAAGGCTTTAACATCATCCACAGGCAAATAACTGCAGTTATACACGCAAGTGTTATCACGGTCTGCTGCCTTGCCAGAGGTCATCATGGCACGCATGGAAGGCATGACTTTGTGATCACGGATTGCGGCGAATAGCTGTTCTTTCAACGCACTATCTGCGGCGATTGCTGGAGTGCGGCTGAAAATGTAATCTACGAAACGTTGCGTCGTTTCATCCCATGTCTCGCGGCGGCCTTTGTCGTCCAGAAAACGAGCATATCGGCTTGCTGCAATATATTCTTGATACTGATCCATTTGTGGTTTCTTTTTGTTGTTGTTGATAAAAAAGGGCGAACCACACCGTGATCCGCCCGCCTCTAATCCGAACTAACGGATTAATTGCTTAGTGGCATCGCGATCACAACTTGAATGAGGTAGAGCAAGTCATCCTTTGTAGCACATAGAATTTTAGCTGTCTCCCATTCACCGTCTGCATCACGTCCGCCGATTTCAACCATGAAGCCGTTGTCATAACGGTTAACAGTGAAATAGTCGTTGACCTTAGCAAGTTTATCTTGAATATTACTCATCATAGGCTCCAAATTAAACCGCAAAGTCGGCAGCTGCGCTGGTAGCGCCGCCAAGTTTCTCGCCATCTTCCAGTTTCTGAACGTTGTTCAGACCGGCTGCAATACCCTTCGAGCCGCTTGCATCGTAGGGATACAAGGTGATGGATGCACGACCGTAGCAGCCGCTGTAGAACTCATTCTTGTCCAGAATAGGGTTCAAGTCAGCGTCAACAATGCCGGGCTTCTCGTTAGAGTTTGCGTTGATGAAGTAGTGACCTGCGTAGATTGGATCGTCCTTCTCGGCGTCACCGTCACGCAAACCACCTTTGAGCATCTTGGGCACTGAGCCGCCAAAGAATGCTGCGTTAGCTTTTTTGACTTCGTCAAAGGCTGCGTTGAAACGAGCAATGGATTCTTTGTCTGATTTGGGGATCAGAATAGAAGCAGAGTATTTCAACTGTTTGTTCAATGTTTCAGCAGGTTCGAAAACATGCACGAAAGAGAAACGAACTTTGCCAGTCACGAATTTGGATTTAACAGATTTAGAAGCCATTTTAGATTTTTACCATTTTAGAAGTGCACCGGGTTTGAAGGTACCGGCACGAAGACCTTTTCTTTGCCCCAATATTAATGCAAACATCGGGGAAAAATTTAAGCATCGTAGAAAATTCCCAGTTCACACATGGCTTGGCGCACGGCTAATGCCTTCACCAAGTCATCGTGGTACTTGGGCTCATCCATGAGCTCGGGTGCCTCCCACAAAGTGAAAAGAACCGTCATTATGCTTTTACGCAATTCTAGCACAGAATCGCGGTGCCCGCCACCGGGCAATAGCTCAAAGTCTTTTACGTACTTGATGACCATCGCCTCGGGGATTTGGATCTCAATGGTTTCACCCATGCTTTGCCACCATGTACAAACCAACATTGCCCAACGAATAGCCTAAGAAGCTAATCGCCAAACCAATGTCGTCTTTGAAATACAGGTCGCAAGAGATCACGAAGTATACCACACCAATGACTGCAATCAACCACGCGCTCATTCGACTGCCTCATATGTTGCTTCAAAGATGTCGGGCTTGCATGGGTAATGCTCGCCTTTCACCCCAGTGATGATCCAATCGCCAGCAGTCACAAGATGCGGGCCTTCAAGCGTGTCAATGTATGGATACCACCCAGCATTACCTAGACTTGCCAATACGGCTGGATGGTCACCCATCTTAAACCACTGCGTGGCTTCAATTACAACAGGTTTTTTGCGGAATTTCATTTGAAGTCATCCTTCACGGTTTCTTTGACCTTGACCAACTTGGGCTCACCCTCTGGGCGTACAACCAAATCACCCAACCATTGAACCACTTGGCCTTTGGGTGCCAGTTTTTCTAAGGTTGCAAGGGATTTGAGTTTAGGCGCTTCCCACATTGCGCCAACGTCGATGCCCTTTTCTTTTAGCACCGTTGCGGCTAACGCAGGGTCTGTGATCTTGCGGTGAGTTGTCGTTGTGCCTAGCTTGTAGCCGGGTGGCACAATGTTTTGCAAGACCGCGCGGGATACCGCGTACTCTTCAACGTCATTGACCCAAGTTTTCAGGTTTTTGGCTTTGTCGAGGACTTGGGAGAACTCTTCTTCGCTGAGGAGCGCGGGCTCTTTGAATTCGAGCTTGGCGAGTTCGGTGTTGTAGTCACTGCGCGCGCGGCACGTTGCTTTGCCTTCACAGAACTGGCACCATTCTCCGGGGAGGAAGTCGCCTGCGCCGCTCCACGCTTTCTTGGCTTTTGGCTTGACGTAGTAGTTTGCCCAGTCGACGAGCTTTTCGAGGCTGGTGCCGTCGGTGCTGATGCTGTCGAGGCGCGGCTGATGGATCGTGTACGAGACTTCGCGGATTTCTGGGTACTCTTCTTTGAATTTATTGTAAGCACCGAGGGCGTACAATCGAAGCTGGCTGTTGTCAACGGCTGAGACTGGAATTCCTTTTCCGAATTTGAGATCGATGACCCGGATGGAGTGCTTGGAAAGTATAATGACATCCGCAGTACCAAAACCGTCAGGTACCCAGTCGCTGAAATCCACACGCTGTTCAAAAAGCGGGGTATCGCCTTCACCAATTTGACTACGGACATAGAGGACGTAGTTGTCGACGTTCGCTTCAAAATCAGCGTCATAATAAGGGGTTGCTTTGATGATCTCATATTCTCTTTCAAACTCGTCATACCCAATCTGTCCGTAATGGTGGCGCAGCTTAATTTCAGCAAGGGAGTGCGCCATCGTGCCCTCCTGTGAGAAATCAAAACCACCAGACTTGCGGGGTCTTTTGGGGAGGGATGCCTCTAACCTTGCGCTGGGCGTACAAGAAAGCCAGCGTTTGGATCCTGAAGCGGACAACAGGGCATGTGCAGTCATTTTTACCTTTTTAGAAGTTTATTGGTAAATATATTAATGCAAATAAAAAAGGCTCCGAAGAGCCTTTATTTTTTATTTAGAAGGGCGGAATTATGCGCCTTTGAGTTGCTTCAATAGGTCTGTCACAGCGCCAGCGAAATCCACGGTAACCTCGGCCTTGAGATCCACCTTTTGGTCGCGCGTTTCGCGGTAGTCATCTGGGTATTGACCGCGCAGGGCAATCTCAGCCAAACGACTGTTAAACGTTTTGTTTTCAATGTTGGCGAGGATCTGGGTTTCCCAGTAGGCTTGGCCGTGGACGGTGGCCATATCCATGGCCTCGGCAAACGCTGGGTCTTCTTTTTTCAGGCGCGCGGCTGTGGCCTTGCTGATACCCAGCTGGGCGTACATGGTCTTTTGTGATGCACCTTGTTTGCCAAGCTCAATAACCAGCGCGGCGTGTTCGGGTGTAAATTTGAAATTGTGTTTATTTGACATAATAATTCTTATTATAAATTGGTCTCCATGTGAGGATTTGAACCTCAACCGCCTGACCCCAAATCAGGAACGCTACCAAGTTACGCTACACGGAGAAAATAGTTTGTTGGTGGCGTGTGGGTTCGTGGCTTATCGATCCATCCCATCACATAGGCAACAGTCCCGTTACATCGCGCCATGCCTAGCCCCACCAACACGGCTGAGGACCGTACTCCGAGCTTTTTATGGGTGTGACCTTGATCCATCCCCGCTTTCCAATCCTCATGCGTGTTGGTTGTTGGTTGGGTCCGACTCACTATGCGGTGTGGCCTCACGCGCAACTTAATCGCGCTGCCGGGGGCGGATTATCACAACCAACACGGCTGAGGACTAGGTGGCTTTCATTCCAGTTAGCCGCAAAGTCTGGAAACTCCGCTTTTGTTAATCCTCATGCGTGTAAGTTGTTGGTGGCCCCAATTTGCCCTAACTGGCCTTAGCGGACACACGCGGGGTCTTATCTCAGCCGGTCGGTTGCGTTACGCCGGCATTTAGCCATGGCGTCCCATGGCGCTACGAACTTCCACCAACAAGTATGGGGATTGCTCACATGTAGCAGTGTGGCTTTGAGAAAGGAGGCTATGAATGAACAACCGTAACGGCGCTAACCCGTTACCAATCCCCATACTTGTTGGAGCCGGCGAACCGGCTCTGTGATTTCCTACATATATTAATGCAAATTATGAGGAACTTTCGCCACTTGGTTTTGGACTATTTTTCATGTTCTCGACCTGAGCCACGACCGCCTTGATTTCGGGCATGACTTGGTTTAGGTACGTGCGAGTAATAGCCTCAGCCATGGCCGCGCGGCGTGGGTTGAGCGGGTTTCCCTGAGGGATGCCCGCGTTGACCATCATGTTTTTAAGCAGCTCCGACATCTTTGTCCTCCTCATTCATCTTCTCGATCTGTGGGGCGATCTGCAGGTGAATATCGTTGATGAAGTTGGCCAACGCCATCACGGGCGATGTGGCAGGGCGGTTGAGCAAATTGATCAACTCATTGATGTTGCGCAGCGTGTATTGCAACGTCACGACTGCATTTTCCATTGCGTCTTGGGTTGGTTGGGTCATTTTTCAGTTTCCTGTGGTTTAACAAATTGTTTCGTCTCGATCATGCGTTCAAAGTCGTCCCACAAACGCTGGCTGCGCATGTTAAGGACCTCTTTAATGGCGAGCTCTGCGGTGCCCCAAAGCAGTATAATGTCTTGCTCCAAATCAAAACGGTCGTAATCTAAAAATGATTTCATTTTTGTTTCGCCTTCTTAATTTTGGCTTCTAATTGGCTGGGAACTGAGTAGTATTCTAAGACAACTTTCAATGCTGGAATAATCTGTTTCCAATGCTCTAGGTCTTCTGGATGTGCTTTACCCCTTTTAACGTCCTGTTTCATACGCACATAGGTTTGCACAAGACTGACAACAACCATGTCGTCCAAAAAATCGTCGTCAACTTCAACTAACATCTTTCATCCTTTTCTGAATTTCGCGTTCAATGTACCAACGCGCTTTGCGCAGGTCTTCGATCGCATCGTTTTTCAAATCGGCGCGCCACACATATTTGACTGCGTTGCCAAGGTTAAAACCCATGTGCTCCGTAATCTGAATGCATTCCACGCCACTGGGGTGCTCTGTGTAATGTTTTGGGCGGTTGACGGGATCATTCGTAACCATTTTGGATCTCCTGATTCAGCGCGCGGGTCACTTCTTTGACCTCTGTCGCATTCTCACAAAAGAAGATTTTATTGATCTTCTCATACGGATCTGTGTCCAGCTCGGACTTGTGCACGATATCAATGTATCGGTCACCGTTCTTTTCATACTCAACAACAAAAATCATAGTCTCAGTTCCCTCTTGATAAACTCAACGCCTTTTGCAAAGTTCCAGCGCCAATACTTCTCTGTCACACCGATGTCTCTGTGGGTCTTGCCTTCCAAAAACGCCTCTAAAACAATCCGTTGCTTCTCCGGCATTCGGCGCTCAATCAACCTCTGAATGTCCATTAGATCCTCTGGATCCCACGGAACCCACCCTTCTGCAGTAACCTCCGGATGTGACTCCGGTTCATCCTGCTCAATAGGGTCTATCTCCTCGTCAGATAGCTTTGTCCGAACTGCGTTGACCTTATATATTTTTGTTGTTTTCATGGTAACCATATTAATGCAAATTTAGCGCCTCTAACAACGCATCTTGTTTAGAAATTTTTCCCTCCAGCGCCTTCACAACCAGCCCGTCGATGCTGTTTTCCACAACCAGATGGTGGATGATCACCGGTTTGGTCTGCCCTTGGCGGTAGATACGTGCGTTGGCTTGCACATAGTTCTCTGAGCTCCATGGCAAATCAAACCAGACAACCTGCGCCAAATCGCCTGCGTTGCACTGTAAGTTCAAACCAATGCCGCCTGACTGTGGGTGCGCCAGCATGATTGGCACCTTGCCCTCGCGCCACGCTTGCATGTTGTCATCGCTCAAAACCTGCGCCTGCGGAAACAGCTCTTGCAACCGCGTCAGCGAATGCTTGAAGTGGTAAAAGATCAACGTTGGTGTGATTGACTCCGCCATCAGGGTTTCCATGAATTCCAGCTTGGCGTTGTTGGTCTCCACCCATCCATGATCCTCAGTGTAAACCGCGCCGGATGTGTACTGTAACAGTTTGCCAGCCAACGTGGCCGCCGTGGCCGCCGTGATCTCAAAATCCTTGATCTCCATCACCGCGTCTTTTTTGAACGCCTCATAGACCTTTCTTTCGTCCACACTGAGCGTCAGCGGATGGTAGAGCATAGTCTGTGGTGGCAGTTCCAAATAATCTTGCGCGCGCAAGCTGAAACAGATGTCTGAGATAGCTTTTTGGACGATATCCGCAGCCCCTTGCTTTGGTTTCCAGCTGTACACCACCCGCGTTTGTCGGTTTATTTGATCCGGCATCAGGTACTTGTCGCGGAATTTGGTCAATGAGCTCTCTAATCTTTTTCCCAGATCCAAGATACCCACTTGGCTCCATAAATCCGAAATACCTTGCGGGGACGGCGTGCCCGTCAATATCATTCGCTTCTTGAACGACCTTAAGTGTTTCTTCAAGGCTTTGAATCGTTTGGTCGAGGGATCTTTGAAGCGACTGCTCTCGTCGATCACCAAATTGTCGAATGTAATCGGCTCGTCCAATAACCAGACTAAGTTTTCTAAGTTCACAATATAGATTGATGAGTTCACCTTGAGCGCGTCCTGCCGCTGTTTCGGCGTCCCTAAAACTTTGCTCAACGAGAGCGATGACAGGTGGTGCCAATTTGCTATCTCCTTGTCCCATACGTTCTCCGCTACTCGTTTAGGCGCCACCACTAGGGTCTTGCCTTGGAATTGTTCCGCAATGATTGTCAACGCCGTCACTGTCTTGCCCAGACCCGGCTCCATGAACAGCCCGATCCCCTCCAGTGGCTGCGCCTTGTTGATCATGTCCAGCTGGTACTGGTGTAATTGATTTCTGTTTAGCACGAGTTTGTCCCCATATCCAATCTGCAATTGCGTAATGTTCAACCATTGTTCCGTCACCTTTGATGCGGTTGGCTCTGTGTGAAATAAACGCAACGTTGCCCTCCACGTACCCAAGCTCTGGAATAATCCGATCTAGTTGTGGACCATCCTCTAAGAATCGCCCCGTGCCTAGTTTTGACTGACCCCAAACAAGCGGTGTCTTAAAGACAGGACATATGTCGCCCGCAATAGACATCAGGTACTGCGGCGTGACATTAAACGGCACGTTGTTTATTCTTGCGCGCCGTTTTGCCGATCCGCATGCAACCGAGATCTGTCTTTTCTTTGGATCAACAGCCATCGATAAAATTCTCTACGTCTGATTTACTTCGGATTACGACGGTAGGAAATCCATGCTCTTCGAGTTCCTTGAAGACCAGTTTTTGTCTCGGTGACAACACTCCCGTCGCTGTCTTTAGCTCGACGAATCTTACCTTTTGGTTTAGGATCACTATCCGATCCGGCACCCCCGTTATTGTTGATATCCACTTGAAGCTCAGACCCCCCGCTTCCTTCACCTTTTTGTTTAGGTACTGTTCGATTTGTTTTTCTAGCATTCTTTTCTTTCTCGATGATCACTGCCTGCGTAAGTTGCGCAACAATGTGCTCCGTCAAATACGCGCGTGTCTCTTCGCCGATATCTTCAGGCTCTTCACCAATGTGGTCAAAGATACGGTTCACACAGTGCGTTGCTTCATGCGCAATCACACCGGCCAGATATGCCGGTGTCAAATCACATTCTTTCATGTCAAGCGCCAACACAATGATGCCGTCGCGGCCGTCAGAGATGTAGTGCGTCTCACCAATCCCCGTGTCCAAGGCGTTGGCCTTGATATCGATCTCATGATCCTTCAAGATGTCTTGGAAATCCTTGTCGCTGAAACACAGCTGGATTTGTACCTTGAAGAAACCCGCATCAATGCGGTAATAGTTATACTTTTTTGACATCTTTTTTCAGTTTCTGGATGATTGTGTTGAGGCGCTTGTGTTCTTTTTCCATGTCAATGACCAAATCTGATAGTTCTTTGATCACGTCTTGGCATTGTTCAAATCCAATGATAAACATCTGTTCGTCAGTGCGAACCTGCATGTCGATCTTGTGTTGGCTTTTCCACGTTTGGTATGCGATGCGTGCCTGTTCAGACATTAAAAAATCTCCTGTTCAAAGTTACTGATTGATTCGATATATTTTTGTGCTTTTTCGTTCAGCTTGACGCCTCGGTAGATGTGCACGCGCTCTCCGTTATCACGCAGCAAGTCTGCGTTGATTTTGTGTTCCTGCGTGGACGCCAAGAATCGGCGCTTGAATGCCAACTCGGTGCCCACCGGAATGTTCTTTTTGATCGCCCAGTGTTTGTAACAGCGGAATACGTCATCCTTGGAGACATACGACTCTGGGTCAAACTCCAGCGCCTCATCAGCAAACGACCCCAGCACGTTACCAATCTCTTGCATGAGCTCCAGATACACCTCGCCGCTCTTTGGCTGCAAGAAGTAACCGCCACGCTGTAGACGGCGTGTCAAGCCCTCCAGCGCCCAGTTGAAAATGCCACTGAGCTCTGACTCCAGCTTGTGCGACAAGTCGGTGTCTTCGCGGCCATAAAAGCTGTTGGACATCTTGAGCACAATCATACGGCCGGTCAAGGCGTTTGAGTTTTCTGTCAACTGCAAGGCTTCGTTGGAGTAGATCACGATGCGCGTTGGCAGGTATCCGTTCCACGATTCTTTGTTCTTGCGGTTCACGGTAATAGTATCACCCCCAACAATACGTAATAGCTGACCGACCACAGCTGACCGATTACGGTCAGGAGCCCGGGCGTCAGTGAAAGACGCAAGCAGCTTGCCAAGCCACGGTTGAAGTCCGAACGAGTCACCTAATTCTCCCAGTTCAGGCGCAACGGTGTTGTGCTGTCCAAGCAGCGACACCAGCACCTTGTTGATTGTCCCCTTGCCTGATCGGCGGGGTCCGATTATGTTAAAAAACTTCTGCTGGCGCGTGTCGCCGCTCAGGATGTAACCAAACATCTCTTGCAGCGTGTCGATCGACTCTTGATCTTCTGGCCACACTTCGCTCAAGAAGTTTGTCCAGACCGGACACTTTGCAGCTGGGTCGTACTCAAACGGCAGCGAGTTTTGTGTGAAAAAACCCAACGAGTGGGGCAGTATTAAATAATCCTTTAAATGGAAAATGCCATTTTTAAGACTAATTAAATTTGACGCCTCTGGTTTGTTGGGCGCGTACTCTTCCAACCAGATCGGCGGTTTGGTGTTTGGATGGTTTTCCAAGTGCACCAGACCCTTGATGGCATCCAGTGCGGACGACACGCTGGCCGGCGTTGGGTTGAATGGCACAATCGCGCCTTTCTTTGCAGGCTTCTTGCAGTTGTACAGAAATTTGTACAACTTAGAACGAATGGTTGCTTCTTCAATGATCTGATAGTGCGTGGTCACGTAGGCGTAAAACTCGTCCGCGTAGTGCACCAAACGATACCCCTCCTCGCACGAATAGACGTTATCCAAGAACGTTTTGGCGTGCATGATGGGGTTACCCACGTCCAACACAATTTCGCCGCGCTCCATGGCCTCTTTGCGCGCCTCTTGGTTGATCTTGAACAGCAGCGAACGAAGCGTGGCGCCTTGGCCACGGAATGTGCGCCACTTGCCCTCGCAACTCATGGCGCCGCTGGCCACGTAAGACGCGACCTGCCCGTCCCCATAGCTCCACCGTTCCCACAAGTCCAAAGCCTCCAAGTCGCCGCTGAACTGGTGGTGCAGCGCGAAACCGACCTGCAACCAGTCCGCATATCCGCAGTTGGGGTCAAGGCGTGTCAGCACCTCGGTCTCCACGCGGTGCAGGTCGTAGCCCTCCAACGGTGGCACGTAGTCCGCAAAGGCGTCCCCAGTCCGGTGGATGGTGCGCTCAGGCACGAAGGCAGAGATGTCCTGCTCCTCGGCAGGGATAGCCCCGCCGATGTGGTGGCCGGTCACCGTGAAGTAACGGCCTCGGTTATAGACCTCTAGCCCAAGGGTGTGGTCAACGTGCGCGGACTGCAGGTTGGCTCGCGTGAAGATCTTGACGCCAGTCCCAGAGGGTGACACCTCCGCGTAGCCGTCAACCTGATCGGCGATCGTCTCCAGCACCAAGTTGGTGTACTGTCCGGATTGGGCATCGTAACAATCGTCCAAGTCCACACCGGCCAAGTTGTCCGAGTCGTCAAACACAAACCCGATGCCATCAAAACGCTGTGGGGTCTGTTGGTAGGCCTGCTGGACGGCCAAGAAATCAGTCCACGTGGACGGATCGTTAGACCGCGCAGACTGGCCGTTAGGCTGTGAGGGCAGCTTGCTCCAGCGTTTGTTCTCACCCTCACCCACCTCGACAAATTTCCACATCACCCAACGCGGTATGCGCTTGAGTTCCATGGGGATGTTTTCAAACATCACAGGGAGTGCCTGTGGCTTATTCATTTTGGTTGTCCTTTTTTGTACGCCTCTATTAATGCAAAGCTACATTCCGCATTGTGAAATCAAGACCAAACGCGATGCTTTTCTGCCACCCACTCAAGCCCGTCATACTCGGCAATCTCCCACTCTACGTCGTCAGGGATCTCGACGATTTTGAGGGCTGCAAATTCTCCGAATGCATCTTTGCCTAATTCTTTTACGGTTTGCGCCAACGCCGGATCGTCGCGGGGGATGTTTCTGTCCGACAAACTACTCCGTTCGTATGCTGCATTGCTGGCTCGGCGGGCATCCATGGATGCATTGAGAAACTCAGCGCCTGTCAAAAAATCAGAGCGATCTTTTGGTGGCACGACCCAGTACATCCAGCCACCATATCGATTTTTTTCGGGGTACAACACCAGACCCTTGATCAAGGCATAGTGCAGCACGCCCTCATAGGACAAGCCAAACCCGCCGTGGCATTCGTTAATTACGATTGATTTCATTGCTGACTCCCAAATGGAATGGTGGCCAATAAGGCCGCTGTGATTTGATCCTCTTGCAGTTTCAAAGAAAACTCCAAGGCAGGGTCGACCTTCTCAACCTCCTTAGGTTTGGGTTGTTTGTCTTTGTTTTCTTCATGCATGATTTTTATGTCGTGCTCATTGATCATTTTCTTTCTCCATCGGTACGTCACGCCATTCACCCTTTTCTGTTGGGTATTCAATGTCGTATGCAAACCATTGTTGTAGTACACGAATGTATTGCGGTGTAGTCCCCCCATAAGGAGTTGTG